CTCTGTGATACAAAATTATCTTGTGATATTGTTTTGTATTCTCGACCAGCAGCATTTAAGAACTCACGAGGCCCACAAGTTGTGTCGTCCCCTTGTTGATATATGTGTCTAAACAAGTCATAGTAATACCACGACTGATTATCTACTTGGAAGAAGTTAGGAGATTGTGTATAACCTGAACCTAATGTTGCTCCTGATAGATAAGGCGATGGGATAAGTTTATTATCCACACCAGGAAATATGTTGATAGGTGCTGGTTGATATGATGCTAACAAATCCATATCAGTTATGATTGCGTTTTGTGCTGTGTCTTCATATTCACAACCTACTTTCACCACATATTGTTCTGCGTGCCATAATACAGGAACAGTAGCACTCAAGTTATTACCCCCATATATGTTAAACGCATTTAATGTTCTTGTGTTCGTAGCATCACTCATAGTAATCACAGAGTTCTCCTCTGCTACATAGTTGAGATACGGATATGTTGTCCCCGAGAAACGAGGATTGGCTTTAAGGAATGTTCTAACTATTTCCATCACCTCAACGATTGCTTTACCATAAGAATTAGGACGAACCTTTAATCTTGCTGTTGGTTGAGGATTACCTGAAAAGTTTATACTATCAGGTCTAAAATAGATGTCTATGATAAACTTGAAGTTTTGTAGTGTATATCCTGTTGATGATATTGTGTAGATGTGCTCACCATTACTTGGGGTAATAGTTAGAGGTGATTGTTCTACATTTATTATTACGCTCATATTATTCGTTTGGTTCTTTTAATATATTGATTAGAAAGGTTTGTAGGTCTATTCCAAGTTGAGCAGCAGGCCCATCGGGTCTGTTAAACTCCTCAATAAGAACATCAAAACTATCATCGTAGAAGTTTGTGGGTTGAATACCTTTTTCTTTAATTGATTTGGATATTGCTGCTGCTACTCCTTTGATATTAAACTTCTTGAATCTACCTTTTGGGTCTCTGTTTAATCCTTTGTTTCTAATCCATTTTTCTAATGGCTTAAGTGGCACATAAGTTCCTGGCTTTCTACCATCATTTACATTCTTCCAATAATCCAACATCACAACTCTCATCCTATCAGCATCAGCGTCAAATGAAACTCTAATTGAGTTGTATAGATTACCTGTCTTTTTTTTCATATCCCTAAACCCTGTTTGTTTTTTTTGACCGAAGTATCCTGGTGCGTATGGGTAAGGTTTTGCTAAATTAGTTTTGAGTGCTTCTTGAAACTTGGCAGCAAGTTCTGCCATAGCCGCATCGTAGTTCGGTTGTGGTATTGCTTGAAACGAATAGAATTGATATTTAGTTGCTGTTTCCATCACTATTATTATCACAAGGTGGAAACTCACTATAAGGAGCAATACACCTGTTTATTGCGTCAGGAACTCTCAATCTAATTCTACCAGCCCATCCATTTACAAAGTCGTCGTAAGCCTCACCAAATGGGGTCATATCAATAGGATAATCTATATCCAACTGGCAATAACACTCCATTCCTGTTGCATATTTTAATTGAGCAATAACATCCTTTAGAATATCTAATGTATCACTATAGGTGTCTAACTCATTATCAAAGTTTTTAACATTCTGTATATCCATTATGAGTATGTTGAACTCATAGGTTGTTTCTTTACCATCTGTTCTTGCCAGTTCAGGTATTACCCACATAGCAGGATAAAAAGGTGCTTCATTACCTGTGTTCTCCTGTTTCAATCTCATCTCTGTTTGATAGATAAGTTGTTCGACATCACCAAATCCCCACGATTGTAATTGTTCGTGGTAATCTGCTAATTGTCTCAACAAATCCATTATCTTCTTAAAATTATAATATCCAACGCTATTTCCCACTTTTATTATATTTTTTTCTGTTATTTATTTGAGTTTGTTTGTCCGCCCAACGACAATTAGAAGGTTCATAATTCCCATCACTATCAATTCTATCTATTGAATATCCTTCAGGCATTTTACCCATATCATCTAAAAAATTAGTGAATGAGTTTATCCATCTATCACAAACCACAATTCCTTTTCCACCATAGTATTTGTTATTGAGATTTTTACATCTGGCTTTCATAGCCTTCCAAATAATATATTCAGGGGTTTTATATTTATTATGATTTTTGTTTTGATTTCCAATTCTTTCATTCCCGACACACCCACAACTTTTACTCTTATCTTTAAGTATTGATTGTAGATTTACCAATTTCTCATTACCACACTCACATTTAGCAATAACATATCTCCTACCTTTTATTGATGGTTTTTCTTCTTGTATAGTCCAAAGATTATATTTACTATCTATTTCAATTTCTAACCTTTTCATATTATCTGTTTTTCATTTGTTGTTGAAGTTTTTGTTGTTCTCTTCTTCTTATGTCGTTGATGTCTTTACTATATGATAAATAGTTGAGGACGAACACTAACGGATATTTAGTAATCTCTTCGATTTTTGTAATATCTTCGTTCGCCAACGAAACAAGAGTAGCGAACCAACCCCAAAACTTATCAAAGGAACGAACTTCACGAGTATCCAAATCATCTTTCCCATCAATTTCAACCTTTCCCAAAAAGAGCCCTGAAAATTGCCTGATAAGGTTTTCTCTAAATGAAAAAAAAAATTGGTAGAACCACGAACATATTTGACTGGAAGTTTCTTAAACTCTTCTGCTTTCAGTTGTAGTTCTTTTGAGTTGTAAGGTTTGTAGTTCCCGTTCTCATCTAACTCACGATATAACATCGCCATTAGTAATGGCATCTCCTTTTTCTTTTCGTGGGGTTCCTTTGTTAGGTATGTGTCTATGTCTATAAACTCACCAAATGTTAGATTCGGTAAATCAAGAAAACGATAGTTTTTATTGTTGAAACTGAACTCATTGTAGAACTTATCCCCATCTTGAGTTAAAAAAGTGGAGATTTCATTAGATAATTTGACTACCTCCATATAATCACTATTCTCAATTTCTTCTTCAGTTAGTCCTGTCGTGAAGGATAATAACTTTACACAGAACTCACGCTCATCAGTCCATTCTTGTAATAAAACAAGTTTAGACCACATTTCGACATTAGGTTCATCAACCTCATATTCTTTTCCTTTATACTTAAACTTCATCATATAGAAATATCTTTTTTGTATTTTTTATCCACAACTTTATCTTACAACATAGGTTCCATATGTTGCCTTTTTCTTAAACGAATGATACGACAAAGCAAGGGATATTACAGTATCATCGTGAAACCCATTTGGAGACCCATACTTGACCTTTCTTGACTTGGGTGAGTATTCGTATGTAAAAACGCTTAACTCCTTGTATAGGTCTGTATTTAACTCCTGTGTGGGTAGTTTTAATTTGCCCTCGTTCATACCCATAATCAAATCTTCAATCAGGTTTTGCTTACTCTCGTTATTGGTAATGAATGGTTGAACGGAGGGGTATTGTTTTTTAATCTGTTCGTATAAGACATCACCTATACTATTCACCTCTGCGAAACATACTGGTCTCCATTTCTTTAACTTTACCACAACTTCACTAATGATGATGTCCCAACTCTTCTGTCTCTCTCTATAGAAATCAACAACCTCACCTTCACTATTGAGTATCAAAAGAACTGTGTAGTCATTCTGTCTTCCAAAGTCCAAACCAGCATAGTATTTCTTTGATGGGTCATAGTTAGGGTAATGTGGTAATACACAACAGTTCTTTAATGAACCGAATACTTCGCCAGAACCTTCAAGGAACTCGGCAAGGATTTCCTGTCTGTAGATACTTTCAGGTAGGGACATCTTTGCTTCATTTAATTCATCCTCACTAATATATGGACTATCAAATGATGAACCCTTATATGTTTTGTATTGTGGGTAATCTTCACTATCACCTCTTAAAGCCATTTCATAAAACCAATTACGACCACGAGGTGTGGATAAAAATAAAATCTTTTTACCCTTCACTAATACTGTTGCTCTTAAAACTTGAGACCATACAGTATCTTTGATATATGCTGCTTCATCCACAACAAGATAATCTAAAGTATTACCTCTCAAATTGTCCTCTCGTTCTGCTGACCTGAAATAGATTATTGACCCGTTGATGAAGGTTATGGTTAGTTCGCTCTTATTGATTGACTTTGTAAGAGTTGTATTCGCTAATAGATTAGACAGTTCCTGAAATACCTTTTTACTTTGTCCGTAGATTGGGGCGAGCCACATAGAGATAGACCCATTATCTTCAAGAGCCCATTTTAGTAGAACATTCATAGCGAGGAAACTTTTTCCCCACTGCCTACCTACAGAAGCGATTATGTATTTTGTGGTATTATCTAAACACAGGTCTATTAGTTCCTGTTGTTTTTTGTGTGGTGTGAAACCTTGAACTGTTATTTCTTTATTCATTCACAAATTGGAAGGTGTGTCCTTTGTAGGATTTATCATAGTAAATCCAATCACCTTTTTTTCTTGGTGATTTATTTGCTATTCTTCTAACTTGTGTTCTCACATTTTCGTATTCTTTTTTATTCTCATACTTATTGAGTGAATATGTGTTTTGTATCAGTTCATTTATACTTTGGAACTTATTTAATACTTCACCTGAAGAATAATTTATCAACAAAATTGGTTTGTTGTTTTTCTGTGAGGTTTTTATCTTCAACTTTGTTGTCGTGGAATGTGTCCTACCTAATTGAGATTTACTCATATTTTTTTTCCACTCATCGGTGATAATTCTGTTTTTAGCCTTATCACTCATAACTTTTCTAACATCTAAAGACAACCCCTCAACATACTCTCCACCATCAGTTTTATTGACTAATAAACCAGCACCTAAATCTTTACGACCATAAAGTTTAATCAATTCTCTTTCCTTCTCTAAAGCAAAATCTAATGATACATCATCAAACAATATTTCAACCTGTATTTTTGTTTTGTTGAATATATGATGCCAGTGCTCACTTCTTTTGTAGAAATAAAATGCTCTCTTTATATCCTCACCTATTCCAATATAGAATGGTTCATTCTTATCTAATCTTATGTGTCTATAAACTATTGCCATAAAACAAATATAGAATTATTCTTCTGGATTTCCAAAGTTCAATTTAATTGATGTCCCTGTTATATGGACTTTATCAGGTTCATTCAGTCCCTGTAATTTAGCAAGGTCATTTAATGATTGTCTTGCGTTGGTAAAGTCATTTGCGATAAGTGCGTGTTCGTATATGTCCCAATACTTCTGTGTGTGTTTCAGGATTAGTTTATCCTTCTCTAACTCAAACTTCTTCTTGAGTAATACCCATACCTTACCCCAATATTCGTTTGCTTGTGATTTAGACATATTTG